TCGGGATTCTCATCCCGGATCGACAGGGTGTTATCCCAACAAGGGGACACCCACTTCCTGGAGTAATAGGATGGACTATCATGCCTGATAGCCACCTTACCCTCCCTAATGTGACCAGCGAGGAATGACTGTAGGAACCCGTCTGGGTTATACATCATCCTGCGACGTCTAACACCCCCAAAAAAGGAGATTTCACACGCTGCCCCGACAGTATAACCAGCAGTCTTAGCTTGCCATTTATAATAAATAAATGACCCGTTCGGATCATGCTTGGTATGCTTGCCGAAGAAACTCACCGGGATGCGAATCCCGGATGACGAACTTTCATGCATCGGAACCCATCTGCAGAAACGCCGACCTAACTTTTCAGTTAGATATTGGACGCTCCGCGATAGGAGGATACCGGTTCGGGCTGAAAATAAGTTAAACTCATTTACAACGCTGATCGCGTCTTGCGGTGTATCGAGGCTTTTTACATATACGCCTCTAATATTACGACCACAAAAATGGTCGTGACCACAAGACTCCCTAAAATTACCTTCATTAAACGATTTATCTTCGTTGATTTCGAAACCTAGGAATGAAAGCAATTGACAGAGGTCTTTATAGACTCTCCGATCACCTGCTATATCATCACCAAAAACTCCGAAGTTACCGAATTCCTTCCCGCGTGGGAGTATCGCCTCAATTCCTCTAAACCTATAGCAGGCTAAAAGGGCTGAAGCGAATATAGTCGTTTCCAATGGAAATGTAAATCCGTTTCCCATTGTTGATACCATAGCTAGTGGCACCTGAAGGCCGTAGGCGGGGATAGTAACCCCCTCCGAACGCCCAAAGTGTAATATGCTATTTATATATCTTGGTAGATATACATCACACATTTTAACACTTATCGAGTCAGAGGCGCTCGAAAGATCACAAGTGAAAATCTCACCTGTTAAGCTACCAATCCGACTAAGACGACGATTTTTACCTGGCTGGTCGGCGAGATTAATGCCGAAATAGTCCAACAGGCGTGCCTCTATTGCGCTACATACCCCGAGCTGATAAAAACATGCTCAGGGTTGGTTCTACGCAAATGGAACGAGACACGACGTCATTTTTAGGAACAAAGGAAAGTCGACTAGTGCGACTATAAACAGGATCCCCGTAAAGTTTTTGCCGAGTAATCTCAGCACGACTCCACGAAGAAGAATCCTGAC